AATGTCGGATCGGTATCCAGCGGTATAGTCGCGTCACTACCGCCTATTGATACAAGTTTGGTATCTGTGCTCATATTTACCTCTTAGGCGGTAGCGCCTTGTTGTGGTTGGCGCGCAAATTCCAACATTTGCGCAATGTGTTCTTGTGGTACTCCAGCGGCGATGAAGATTTGTGCCGCCTGGTCTAACTGGTCGCCGTTTTCGGCCATTCGTTCGACTATTCGCCGCCAGTTGGGGAAATTCAGATTTTCCAAAAGCGCTTGTTTGTCGATTGCACCTTTGTCAAACAGGTCAACAGCCTGCTCTTGAACTTGCAGGCTTGTTTGGGTAATGGTCGAACCGGATTCGACAACGTACTGGAATTTACGACCTATGAAATCAAGGCCGCGAATACCGTCAACTTTGTCGTCAACTTTAATTGGATCAGTCGTAACGCCGAAGTTTTGGAAAAACGAAATAGCCATGCGCCCGCGTTGCCTGATTAGGTAATCAACCTGCCGTATTTTGTGGCGCATCAAGACTTGATTCCTTTCTTGCAGTGCAACTATTGCGGACGCGGCTACTATTCGATTAGGGGTGTCGCCCCGGTCTGCATCCTCAATCTGATACACCCGGTCGAATACCCCGAGGAGCATGTTGAAAAGCTGAACGGTATCGGAGGGGAGGTTAGGCACCTGAATATAACGAATGCCGGTACTTGCCTCTGATGTATGCGGGGTGAGGATCAAGCCAGGATTATTATTAACATCGTCGGCGGTCAGTCCGGTATCTTCGGGAAGCACAAGCGGCGGAAGCATCACCCGCGCAAGATAGCGGTACATCCGGCTAAGGAGTTCACTGACCTTTTCAGCCAAATCTCCGACCTGCTCGGCTGCTGCAAATCCCCATGGGCTCGACGGGTCGCGATATGAAACGGCTGTTGAGTATGGGTAATGGTCGAACAGATAGGTGTTGACCTGATCTTCCCTGGAGAGTTCAGGGTTAACGTTAGGGTTTGCCATGTCGGAACAAACCAACTCGCCTTGATTTGCCAAGGTGACAACTCGGATTCCGCCAGGGTATTTCTTGATCTTGGTTTTTTGCTTGACGATTACCGGGATGCCGTCAACAATCTGCTCAATATCTTCGGTTGAATCGATGGTTGAATTATCCCTGACGAACAGTTCGACAACGAGCGACCTGTCCTCGCCGCCCCGCATGTTCTGCCGGGGGTGCATGGTTTTGCTGCCGTAAAGTGTGGAACTGAGAGAACTGAGATTTTGCAGGTTTGGCCGGTTCTCTTCGCGCTCTTCACCGAGGATTGAATACACCTCGTCAACAGTTGTCGTACCTGGCTCAAGGTCGAAGTGAGCATCAACCGCATCTGGACGCATAGCTGTCGCCATACCGACATATGGTGCATCGTTGGGGGATACCCAGTTGCCAGGGGCGATGATATATGAGAATGGATCGAGAGCGACTACTGTGCATTCGCCGCTGGATGAATCAAGCACCGCTTTTTCAATCGTAATGCCGTAAATCTCCATATTGAGCGCGGAGTCTACGAGAACGTTGATTTGCTCGGTTGTATTCCACCAATCTTTCATCCGGACGGTTACTTTTTTGTCGCTATCGTCGGGCAGTGGTTCGCCGGTTGCCGGGTCGATTACTGGCTGACCTGTTTGGGGATCGATCTTGTATTGACCATCCAGGGAAACAACTTCGGCGGAAGGATTCTTTGCGGTGAGATTGGCTACAGTTCGCTGGATGTTGGAGAAGATGAGATTTGCGGTTACAGCGTTCTTGTTGCGGAGTGACCTTTGAACCGCTCCACCTCTCCAGATACGATGGTTTTCCCGCCATCGATCTTTGAGGCACAGACGATCCTTTTCGGCTTCGGACACCATGAAACAGTTATCCCAGAACCATCGGCCTACGTCTTCATGGCCTTCGGGCGGGAGATTTGTCAGTGTCCATTTTTCCATAAAAAAGCCTCATAAAGATTCGTGATCTCTATGAGGCTTGCGCTTCATGGAATTCTACGCGGTCAGGCTTTGCGCTTGGCCGGGTAGTCGGTGCTGGTTACTTCTTTACTTCTCGCAGTTCTTTTTCGGCCATGCCGATGAAATACTTAGCTACTATTACCAAAAGCTCAAGGAGTCGTTTTGCGGTCATACTCTCTTAGGTCTCCCCGGCTTGCGTTTTTCTTCTTTTAGTTCGGCCATTGCGTACTCGGTGCCTGGGAAGGTAGTGCGCTCAGAGTCAGGCACAGGTGCGTCTTGAATATCATCAATCCGCACCCGGCCATCGCTGGACAATGCCCCACCGCAACCTGGACAATATAAATCGGCAAACTTCATCCCTTCATGCTCAGGGAAAGAGGTCCAGCCGTTATCGACGTATTGCTTTTTGAGCGTCAGCATGTTGCCGGTGGTTACTTCTCCGGGACGGTATGCGTCGGTTGTGGTAAAATGGGACTCGTTACAATTAGGACAGATTACATTTGCCATTATCTCACAACACCCTTCAAGCTCTGCATAGCCAAATCAGCGGCCATGCGCTCGTTTTGCTTTTTTATTATATCCGGCAAACCACTTTCGTCGTCTTTCAGAACTTCCGTTGCAAATTCATCCAGGTTGATAGGGCCATTACGCTTTACGCGCTTTGCCGGAAACAGTGTTTCATGGTTCTCTTTTTTACAACGAAACACAAGGTAGCCAGTAACGAGAGCAGAAAGGATGATCATTGCCCCGCTTGTAATTGCGGTTGCCAGCATAAGCCAGAATATTTGAATGAATGATATTTCCATTGCTCTATTTTACGATATTGTAGGAGAAATGCAAGTGTTTGTTATCGTGAGTTAGTGTTATTTTTTACCACCTGATACAAATATTGTTTAGTCATAGTGCTATTAATCTGTAAAGTTTGTGGGTTATTTTTTATGTATTTCTGTAATTTTCTCAGAGCATCCTTATCCTTTTTACTAAGACACGGTTCCGAACTTTCGTTATTATTGTTAATAATATTCGTATTTCCCAGCCGCATCAAACCATTTATTTAAAGCGGCCCCTTCTTTTTTGTTTAACCTTGCGGCTAATGTACGGGCCTTGTATTTCTTGAAATGGTACAACAACGGATACTTTTTTCCAGATGAAACATTTCCATCCTTCTGGGACTTTCCGGCTTTTCTGGAAGATGACCATTTGAATCTTTCATCTTCCCATGGTTGCTGACCTGCAATCAACAAGACATTAAACCCTGTTCTTCCTGAATCAAAAAAATCTATCCAGAACTGCTCTCGTGCAAATAAATTGTCTTTGCTTATCTTGTTTTCCAGTTGGTAAAACTCAAACTCATTTTCTCCACTCGAATCCCACGCTAGTTGAAGTTCTTTCGAATGATGCCTGCCCCCATTAAGCATTGCTTCGTGAGAACGCATTCTTTTCTCAAAGCATTTTGTGCTGCCGATATACCTTTTCTCAGTTGGAATATGGAGGATGGCGTATATGCCTGAAGAAATCACAGTGTATTGCTCCATGGTTTAGTATTTAATTAATTTCAATAATCATGCTATTGCTGGCTCGGTTAACCGCTCCACAGTACCCGCGCCTAACAATCATCCTTGTTTTTAGCCCTACTCGTTTTTACCCCAGTAACGCGGTCCCAATCCTCTTGAGCCTGCGTTTTCGGTGGCGCTTTTGTCGCCTTTACCATAGCCGGGTGTGCCATGTCGATTACCCTGCCGATAATTGCAGCCGTGTCTACCTCATCGTCATGCGCTCCACTCGGGAACCTGACATACTGATCAATGATGCCATCACCCTCAATGCCAGCCGGGATATGCACCATTCCGCACGATGCAAATGCTTGAAACGGTAGCGCTTTTGTCGGCTTATCATGTCCATGCGGGGAAAGCGGTTCTATCCTACAGAATATCTTTTGTTTGATCATATACCGCCTGACGAAACCTTGCACCGCCTTCCAGTTATTATCATCTTCCGGGAACCAGCAAAACGGCTTGAATTGCTTGATCAACAGCAGTGCTTTATCAATCGCTAGGTCGATAGTCTCTTGGCTCCTGAATCCGGCACGTAGCCATATATGCCCGTCTGGAGCTATTCCCCATATCCGAAAACAGTTGAAATCGTTATGTTCTTCCCCACCTGGAGCGTGATCTGAGGTGAGGTAATAGTTTAGTTGCGATGGTAACTCTTTCGGCAGGTAGCGCAAGAACCATTGCTTTTGCAGGAATGTACCTTGTGGAGGTTGCGGCCTTTGCTGGAACAAAGCGCTCCATGTTCGCGCTTGCGCCTTAAACCCCTCAAAATGCTCAGGCGTGAACCACTCCGGCCAGAGGTAATCACCTATTATACGGCCTAGCGGATCGTCGGCACGTTCGCACTGAGCGGGGATGCAGAGCACATACCATTGCCGACCGTCCTGGCAATCGATAAAACCAGACTCACCGGCGTAATCTTTTGGGAGTATTTTACCACTGAGATCATTTTCGCTCCAGCGAGTTTGTATGATCACAGTAGCACCACCAGGGACCAGGCGGGTTCTTAAGTCGTCTTGGTATGCTTCCCATGTCTTTTTCTGGATCGTTTCCGAATCTGCTTCTTCGCGCCCCTTCACCGGGTCATCGATCAGGAGCATGTCGCATCTATTGCCCGTAACCCCGGA